TCTCCATTTGGAACAAGCCGCTCGTCGACGACTTTGTTCATCTTACCCGCAGTGAAGTTCCTAGTTAGATTAGGCATAATTATTTAATCATCTTGTCTAAGCCACGCAGATTCATCAACAGACGACCCGGATGGATGTTGCTTATTCTAATCTTCGCATTTCTCAGAAGGGCTGACTTTTCTTTTCTAGCTCTAGCTACTATGTATTCCTGAACACCAAGCTTAGAGTTTAGTATCTCATACTGAATATATGCGTAGATGTATTTCTCAAAAAGCTTATTGACGGTAACCAATGAATCATCCCCATTCTCCATACCATCAGAAACATACTCAAGTATGCACTGCTGGTCTCTCATCTCTGAAGAGAAGTTGATGACCCCAGACTTTCTGTCAACATTAAATGTTGGATTGAAGTTAGCAGTCTCTGTATTAAGACCATAGCGCTCACCGAACTGAGCATCAAAGTACCACAGCCCATTCAGATTCCAACCAGCCTGCCCATCGTATGGACCACCGGGGTTCAAGTATATACTCTTCTTTGTTCCCTTCAGTCTATCGAAGTCGATGTCAGAGTACTGGGGCTGGAGTATGTTACCGTTCTGATCGAATAATATGTTAGCGTTGTTGTCTTGCAGGTAGGCGTTTGAAGAAAGTGCCTGAATGTTTTCGGACAAAGGACGGAGGTAGCCATCTCTGTATAGAGAGATGCGGACCCAGTTGACGTAGTCTGATGGTAGTACATAGATTAGATTATATCCAACGGTTAATTCCAATACCTTAACTTCCTTGAACGCATCATAGTTCAGTTCCTGTATAGCTCTCTTGGCATGAAACAATACCTTGTATCTATCCTCATTATTTATCAATGAGTGGTTGCCAAAATACATCAGCATGAAGTTATTCACGATATCCTCCAGACTAACGTACTGATAAGATCCCCAGTTGGCATTCTGCGGTGAGTTACCAGAGTTGTCGTAATACTGATATTGAGATATATAAGCCATCTATTTATTTTTATTGCTGCTGTTGCATCTGCTCCTGTGTCATACCAAACTGAACAACCTCTGTCTCTCGGATAGACATACCAGCATACTCAAGAATCTTTGTAACTAGCTTATACTCATCCTCCAAAGGCAATTCAAAGTCTTGATAGTCTGGCTGAGTCTGGTCGAATACAGGAGACCCGCCAACAAGAGTTACGTATGTCCACTTCGGTTCTTTTGGCAATCTGAAATAGTGCGCCTGAACTTGCCCCTTGGTTGAAAGGCTTGCAGGATATATAGTCATCAGGTCAGACTGCTGAGTATATGAAGGGAACAAAGTGTTCGGGGATGTAAGATTTGAATTCAACAGCATTGTTATCTTGGTCTGAGAAACCCTGTCTGCTTGCTTGAAAACAGAAGAATCAATTACAGCATATGGAGTTCCAAGAAGGGTGAATATGTTAGACGTAAGCTGTAGGGCGGTCTGGCTTGTAACAACCACAACCCTAGCTATATCACCTGTAGTTATATTAACAACAATATCCCCAACCGATACACCTGCCGTCTGGAATGTAGCTGTAGAGTCTGACAAAAAGTTTAACGACAAAGCAGTATTGGTGCCTGTCTCCAGTATTATTGGATAACATAACACCTTGTCAATCATGTAGTACTCGTCGTTTGTTGTTGTTGGAGATGGGAGAAAGTACTCATTAGCCGCCGACTGGCTCAAGAAGTTTATCTCATAAAAAACCTCCAACGCCTCCTCAATAGGCTTGCGCAAAGCCGCATACCCAGAGCCAGACATCCGGGCGTTCTCCATATTAATAACCTTATTGTAGTTGCTGAAGTACTCTTCGAATATCTCTAACTGAGCCTGCTTAGCAAAAAGGTTAAAGTCTGACGGAGAGATGTAGCCGTAGTTATTCTTGTTCAGTATCGACAATACGGTATTTCTAACCGAGTTTATCATTTACATCCTTTTTACAAAGATAAACAAAAAAGAGGGTGCATTATACACCCCCTTCTCTATATAACAAAACCAACAACCAACAGCTAAGATATGCTATTTTCTAGCATCTTCAAGGCGTCAAGACCTTCGTCAGATCTTAAGAACATAGCCACCGTGTGGTAGGGGTCCTCTCCATATGGCACAGATAGCATCTTCTTTTTATTTGTCGTGGTATTAAACCATACCTCCTTCTGACCATTTCTAAACGATAGCACCTTCTTCTCAAAGAAAATGTGCACGTTAGACTCGAGCTTAAGCATCGGATCGTTCAGCAGGTTCAGGAAGGATTGAGGCTCTCGCTTTGCATAAATAAGCACATCCCTACGCAGTTCAGCGGTAGTAACACGAGACGGGTCCTTGCCCATCATGACTCTGTAAACTGTCTCAAGCTGCTCAATAGCAAGGTCTCTAGCCTGAATAAGAGCATCCACCTCAGCGGTCAAATCCTCTACAACTCTTGCTGCATCTTTCTCATAATCAACCTCTTCGAAGGATCGACCATTTAATGGGTGGTAGTAAAGGAACTGCTGAAGAACAGGATTATTCTTAGCGACTCTAAGGAATCCGTTTTCAAATATGATAGGCTCCACGATAACGTTACCATCCTGTTCGTCCTCAAATGGGGACTTCTGGTTGATTGCGTATCTGAGTGGGCGGTTTACGTTGTTCTCCTCATCATACCACAGCAAGGGGAATCTTCTGGTATTTCTTGAGGGTAAGGTAAAAGAGAGGGGAGCTGCGTCGTTTTTAAGCTTGTAAATTCGATCGGCAGGTTGCAATTTGCTTTTCATTTGATAAGATTTAATTTGTTAAAAGAAAGGAGGGAGTGTCCTTGAAGACACTCCACTCCTTTTGATTTTCCTGTTAGGATTAAGAACCGTAGCGGAACAACACGAAGTTGTTAGCACCCAAGGTACACACACAACGCTCGGACAGGAAGTTGACTTCCATTGCATCGAGGTCGCTAGTCTGAGCACCACCCGCAGAACCTGTAATCCAAGTCTTATAGCGGCGGTCTTCAGCCTCAGTGGCACGATAACGAACGTGCAGGAACGGACGCTTAGCGTTCTTTCCGAGGATCTGATCGTACACGGTAGTGGAACCAGCAGGAACCAACAGACCAGTTACGGTACCAGTAGCGGTAGCAGCTGTAGGCAGACCACCACGCATTGTAGGATCGTTCAGGTATTTCCAGTCAGACTTATAGAAGTCATAACCACGGCGGAAACCGCTGAATCCAAGGTTCAATGCCATATCGGTATCGTTATCGAACAGACCGAAGGAAGCAGACTGAGCAACACCGGTACCATTGAAACCGTTCAAGGTAGCCAGCATATCATCGATGTCGAAAGAGAAGTCACGGTTAACGAAGATTACGTTCTCCTCGATAGAACCTTGCTTATCCAAGCGAGAGATGATAGTGTCGAAGTCAGCCAGAGTTGTGGGGTTACCACCGCCCCATACGTTTCCACGGTTGTTAACAACGTAGAAGATACCCTCAGAACCTTTGTTACCAAAGTTGGGGTTCAGCGCAGCGTTAGCAGCACCAGAGCCAGACTCAGCAGGAACTGCCTCGATCATTGCAGTCTCAAGGTAGTCCTCGAAACGCAGACGAGTCTCGTGCTCACTCTTCAGGTACCACAGGTATCCAGTAGCACCGTTCTCGGTAGTTACTTCAACCCATCCGATCTGAGCCATGTCAGAACCACTAACAGCGTACTTGTCCTTGATGATGATCGGGCTGTTCTGGAAGATTTCATCTTCTGCCTCCAGAGATCCAACCATACCTACAGTTCCTTTCTTGAACTCAGAACCATAGATCCATACGGATACAGTAGCAGTGATAGCGAATGTTTGACCGGGACCCTCATAGTAAGCTACTACGAAAGTGTCGGTTGTGGTGTTAACAGAAGTAACGATACCCTTGTTGCTAAGACCGGTTGTGTTATCAGAAATGAAAACAGTCTGACCGGGACGGATAGCGATAGCAGTTACGTTAGCATCGTTTACGGTGATTGTAGCAGAGTCAGAACCAGCAGCAGCAGAAGTAGCACAGTTTGTGTACTTAGTGTGCAGACGACCTTGCTCAGCCCACTTAATCAAGTCAGAGTTAGAGGGCATCTCAGCTCCAACCATACGGAGGAAGGAAGCTACAGTGCGATTACCATAACGCTCAAACTCCTTCTCGTAAGTATCAGGAAGATACTGGTTCAAGAAGTTGAAGTTGGTAATGTAGTTTGTCGACAACGGGACCTGCTCAGCACTTGGCTGTAACTGGAACCCGGGGGTAGATAATACAGGCATTTTTTTTCTTTTTTAGTTTATACTTTTTTTATGCTGCGGATTTTGAGTCCTTTACCGGAATCGGGGTTTACCGCTTTAATTTGTACCCCACCCTTACCTACAACCTCTGGTGCTCTACGCTCAGACATATTTATATTTTTAGTCTTACGCATTACATCTTCAGTCGCATCGGCAATGCCTTGCTCGTAAAAGAACTTGGCAAACCTGTCGGGATGCATAGCTACCGCTAAAGACTTGTGATATCCTGCCGCATCCTTAATCATCCCAGTCTCGTCCAAAAACTTATTAATAAAGTTCATTGGAGTTGTCTGAGCTTTCCTAAGTTCTGCTGCATCTGCTGGTGAAAACTTAAGTGAGCGGTCGTTTATTTTGAATTCAAAACCTTTGAACTCATTGCTGAAAACCTCATCAGTCTTCTGCTCGAACCAGCCACGCTTACGTTCATTCTCCTCTTGCAGAGTTTTAGCGCTGCTAATATATTGCTTATAAGCTTCGAACTCCTCTCTTTCAGCGTCTGGAATAAAACCCGACCTTGACTCAAGGGGGATTTTGTATTTTTCCTTATGCTCGTTGAAGAACTTCTTTGCTTCAGCAACAGCTTTTTTCTTAGCGATTTTTACTTTCTTGACTTTAGACTCATCGTCGATATCTTCATCGTACCTGTAGTCGTCCATCAAGACATCAATATCTTCACTATCCAAACCCTGCTGGGTAATAGATAGATACTCTTTTAGGATTTCATCTTGGTCCATCGACTCGTAGTCCTTATTCAACTTGAGAAAGTCCTCGAATCCACGACCAGTTTCTTTCCTATACTTCATATAAGCAGCAACGTCTTCTGGCATATCTTCTGCCTGCTGACGCTCGGAAACCAACTCATCAAATGAATTGATCTGCTTATTGTATCGCTTACCGATATATGAAAGAACTTGCTCTTCGGTAAGATCAATCTCCTTTGGTGTTTCCGTTTGAGATATCTCTGGCTCCGGCTCTTGAGCCTTTGGTGGCTCTGGCTGAGACAGATCTATCTTTGGGATAGAATTGGAAGCTGGCGGCTCTGCGCTACCCACCTCCTGCTCATGCTTTTCAAGAAGTTCTTTCTCAACCTCTTGTACTCCCTTGGGTTCACCCCCATCAATTGCTCTTACCTTAATTTCCATTTGATTAAATTTTACACAAAATTATACAAAAAAACAATAGTCTTTTATCTAGGAGAGAACTCAGCGAAATCAAACCCATCTAAGCTGTCTTCATTAGACTCAAAGCTCTGAGGCGGCAGGTTGTTCTTTCTTTGATTTATTAACTTAGACTGCTCGCTATTCTGCTGGCTTATCCTTTTAGCCTTCTCTTTTTCACGATTCTGCTCACGCTCAGAAAGTGATGACTCCTTTATACCAGCAAGCTGCATGCTATACTCAAACTCAGTAGCCATTAGATCCTTCTTCATTTCAGCCTCGGCTCTCATCTTCTCAATCTCAAAAGCAACTTCAGCCTGCTTGATTTGCATCTTTGATTGAGACTCGGCTTGTATCTTCTGCATTGCAACCTGAGCTGCTAGCTCCTGAGACTTAAGCTGCTGCTGTGCAATCATAGCCTGCTTCTGCATCTCCATCTTCTCCTCACGCTCCTGCTTCTTAACTCTCTTGAGTTTGAGTAACTGATTGGCAAGCTTGATGTTCTTTATCTCTCTTATATCTATTGCGTCCTCAAGGTTAATGTCTCCCTTAGACAGAGCCATCTGGATGTTTGCCTCGAGCTGAGCTTTCTGCTCCTCGTCTGGAGATATCTCTATAAAGATGCCAAAGTCATAGATGTAAAGGTCCTTGATGTCATCTAGGATAGACACGTTATACTTACCGATCTTATTTGCAAAATCATCCTTGAAGTCTGCGTACTGCAAAATATCAGCTACCCTGTACGTCAAAGCCTCTGCAAGTGATCTGTAAATAAACTGACCGCCCTCCAATATATGTCTGGTGGCTGTGTTTGAGTTCAAGGCTGCAAGCTTCTGGATACCAACCAATGAGTTTGGATCAGGCATTGAACCATCTCTAGCCTCATTAAGTCCTGTAACAGCACGAAGCATTCCTAGGTAGTGATTGTAGTTTGCAATCAGCATCTGCGTCTTGCTGGCTCCAGAGTTTGAAGTCAGCTGCTGGATAGGTACACGTGCGTTGTTAAAGTCTCCGTCCTGAGTGTAGCTTCTACCAATAACACTACCTGTCTGAAAGTATAGCCTCAAGGCATCCTCGGGGTTGTATGCGTTCCCAGTTCCAAGGTCAACCTCGTTGAGACCATCTGCATCAATAAACACCCCATCCGGTACAGTCCTAGCAATAACCTGCTGTAGCTTAAGATGTGTAATCTGAATAAGGTCCGCAAAAGGAATCATCCTACGAACCAGAGACTCAATTACCCCCTTATATAATCTTGGGGCTACAGCGATATAGTTTGGTATGGCGTGCTGAGAGGCTGACTTAGGTCTGACCATATTCTCTGCAAGCTCCCACTTCAGTAGGATGTTTGTCCCCATGACCATGATACCGTTGTACCATACGTCAATGGTTTTCTCCATCTTCTCAAAGTTACCCTCCTCCATCATCTCTACTGGCGGGTTAAAC